TACTCTTAATGAATTAGCAAGCGCCCTAGGCAATGATGCTAATTATTCAACAACAATAACTACTGCACTTGCTGGCAAATTACCTCTTGCAGGTGGCACTATGACTGGTGCTATTGCTATGGGTACTAACAAAATTACTGGTCTTGGTACACCAACAGTATCTACAGATGCCGCAACTAAAGGTTATATTGACACAGCAGTTATTGCTCCAGGAAACTTAACTGGTCCTATTACCTCAGTAGGCGCAGCAACATCTATTGCATCTCAGACTGGTACTGGTACTAAGTTTGTAGTAGATACCAGCCCTACTCTTGTAACTCCTGTGTTGGGTGTGGCTACTGCTACATCTATCAATGGCACAACTATTCCATCAACCAAGACTTTAGTGGTAACTACAGATAAATTATCCACTCTTGCTGCAACAACATCTGCAGAATTAGCAGGCGTTATTTCAGATGAGACTGGTTCTGGGTCATTAGTTTTTGCTACCTTACCTACTTTTGGAAGTACTGGAGTTAAATTATCTGGCTCTACCTCTGGCACAACCACAATAGTTTCGGGCGCTACGGCTGGTACTTCAGTTTTGACTTTGCCAGTAGCAACCGATACCTTGGTTGGTAAAGCAACTACAGATACTTTTACTAATAAAACTCTTACAAGTCCAACAATTAATACAGCAATTAATAATGGTCTTAATGTATCTAATGTTGCAACTGGAACTATTGCCGATAACATAGTTAAAGGCTTAAACGAAGATGTCAATGTTGTTGCAGCAGCGGCAACAGGAACAATTAACATTGAGATTGGAACTGCGTCAATTTGGTACTACACGACAAATGCAACAGCAAACCATACCCTTAATTTTAGATACTCAAGTACCGTTTCATTAAATACTTTTATGAATACAGGTGATGCACTTACTGTTGTTTGGCTTAACACAAATGGAACAACTGCTTACTATCCAAGCGCATTTCAGATTGATGGTTCTTCAGTAACTCCTAAGGTTCCTGCTGCTATTACTGCTGGTAATGCTTCATCTATTGATGCATATTCTTTTACTATTATTAAAACTGCTTCTGCTACATTTACTGTTTTAGAAACACAAACTAAGTTCGCCTAAGGGGAGTTTAATGTCACCAATTGTTAGTACATTAGCAGGGGCTTCAGCACGTGGATATGGTGGATTGCGTACTTTTGCCCCTGCAACTTTATCTGTTGAGTATCTCGTTGTAGCAGGTGGTGGTGGTGGTGGTGGAACTGGTACTGCCGATAACCCTGGCGCTGGTGGCGGTGGTGCTGGTGGTATGCGTACTGACACAGGATTCTTAGCAACATTAAGCACTAACTATACAGTAACTGTTGGAGCAGGTGGCGGTGGGGGAGGTTCAAGAAATGCTGGCGGAAAGGGAGATGATTCTGTTTTTGCAACTATAACCTCTACTGGTGGTGGGTTTGGTGGTGGTTCTTCTAATGCTAATGGAGCAGGTGGTAGTGGTGGTGCAGGTGGTGGTGCAGGTAATGGCTATCTAACCGCAGGTGGTTCTGGTAATACGCCTTCTACATCTCCGTCTCAAGGCGCTAACGGTAAAAGTCAAGTAAGTAGAGCAGGTGGTGGTGGCGGAGGCGGTGCTTCTGGTGCTAATGGTGGTGTTGGCGCTAATGGCAATGGTGGTAATGGAACAGCCTCATCAATTACTGGTTCTTCTGTAACTTATGCAGGTGGTGGTGGTGGCGGTGGAAATAACAACGAACAAGGCGCTGCTGGTGGAACAGGCGGTGGTGGAGGTTTAAGCAACCCTGTTGGAGTTGATGGAACTGTTAATACTGGCGGTGGAGGTTCTGGTGCTGGTAGGTCAAACGGGCAATACTCTGGTGGTTCTGGTGGTTCTGGAATAGTTATTCTTAAATACCCAGATACAAAAACAATAACAATTGGTGCAGGATTAACAGGTTCTACGCCTGCACCTAGCGGTGGATTTAAGGTTACAACAATTACTGCTGGTACAGGAAATGTGAGTTGGGCATAATGGCACATTACGCATTCTTAGATAAAAATAATATAGTTACAGAAGTAATTACTGGTATTGACGAATCACAAACCATTGAAGGTTTAGATACAGAAACTTGGTATGGAAACTTCCGTGGTCAAGTCTGCAAGCGTACCTCTTATAATGGTAACATTCGTAAGAACTACGCTAGTATCGGATTCACCTACGATGAAGTCCGTGATGCCTTTCTTCCTCCAACTCCATTTGCTTCTTGGGTTATAGACGAGCATACTTTTCAATGGGTTCCCCCTATATCAGAGCCAACGGAAGAAGGCGATTATGTTTGGAGTGAGTTACAGATTAACTGGATATTGCGTCCAGAAAAACCTGATGTTTCAACCGCGTGGAATTGGGATTACAAAACAGACCAATGGATAGAATTTACATAGATGGGTTTCCTCGTTCGGGTAATGTATTTACTCAACAAGTTTTAGAAAATGCTTTCCCACAGGCGTTTGTAACTCCCTTTACTCATAGTGTTCCAGTTTTGACCAAAGAACACTTTGTTCTTATTAGAAATCCCAATGTTTCTATTTCTAGTTTTATGAATTTTTTTCAAGAATTTGATAAAGATGCTTGCGAAAGATGGTGGTTGCGTTTTCACAATGCAGTTTTAGATAAAACAAGTCCTGAGCGTTGGATTTTTTTTGAAGATTTAACAAACAAAACTGAACAAACGGTAGAGTGTATTGGCAATATTGTAGGAATAGAACCTATAAAAATTAACTACTCAAGTTTAAGTAAAAATTCTACACGTGAATCTTATCCATTATATTCATTTAATAAAGCACAAGAATTATATACAAAATTAAAACAAAAGGGACAAAAATGATTATACAAATTATAGGTTTGCCTGGTAGTGGTAAGACAACACTTGCTACCGCTCTGGCTGACCGTATTAATGCTGTGCATATAAATGCTGATTATGTACGGGCAACTATTAATTCTGATTTAGGTTTTACGCCTGAGGACAGAGTTGAACATTCCCGCCGTTTGGGTGAAATGGCTAAGATGTTATCTAGTCAAGGCTTAAATGTTGTTATTGATTTTATTTGCCCTACTCTTGCTACTCGCATAGCCTTTGGCAAACCTGACATTTGTATTTGGATGGACACTCTTACCAAAAGTCGTTTTGAAGATACAAATAAATTGTGGGAAATACCTATTGAGTTTGATTATCATTTTATATCTTATGACAGCAAAGGTCAAACAGATTTAATTATTGCTCAATCTGGTTTACACGACTGGAAGGCACCTACAACCCTATTGCTTGGCCGCTATCAGCCTTGGCACGAAGGGCATCAAGCACTATGGGAGGCAGCGGGTGAACGAACATCACAAGTTATGGTCGCTATCAGAGATACGCACGGCACTAGTGAAAAAGACCCGTTGGTTTTTTCAGAAGTGGCTAGACGAATTAGACAGGAACTACCAGCAGCCTTTATAGTAAAAATGCCTAACATTACTAACATAGTTTATGGTCGTGATGTTGGCTATAAAATTGAACAAGTAGAACTTTCACAAGAACTTCAATCTATTTCCGCTACACAAAAAAGAAAAAAGTTGGGGCTGTGAAAGTAACTAAGGCACGTTCATTTACTAAATCACTTAGTTATAGAATTTTTGGAACATTAAGTTCTTTTGCTGTTGCCTATGCCATTACTGGTAATGGCAGTTTATCTGCACTTATTGCGTTCTGGGAGACATTAGTTAAAGTTGGTATTTATTATTGGCACGAAAGAATCTGGGATAAAATATCCTGGGGTAGAAAAACTAAGGAGCAATAGTGGCAACGAGAGATATAACCGAAGGTAGAGGCTCTGCAACTGCCAGCATTGGTCGTGCTATTGCTGTTGACTTAGGTATTGTTTCATCTAGTTCTACTTGGCAGAACACTAACGAGTCATATGATGTGGCAGTAGGTGGGCTTCCATTCTTCTACGCTATCAGTGATGCTCGTCCATACATCCGCCAGACTGCACCGTTTCGTAAGGAACAGTCAGACATCGGCGCAGAACCAGGTGAGCAATCACTTACTGGTTTCTGGCTAAGAAGCCAGTCTTCTTTCCACAATGGCACAGGCATTAAGTTTTATGACCCATCTGCGGGTGAGACAGTTAACTATCGTTTTGCTGACTCAGACAATGTAGATGTATGGACTAAGGGACAAGTAACTCTCCTCAAAGAGACAGCCAATATGACTGGTGTTACTACTGGTGTATATAAACTTATCTCTGTAGTAGATGGCTCAACTGATAAAATTGTTGCTTGGACACCAGCAAATACAACTATCAAAAACTATACTCCTACTGGTACTGCTGTTACATATAGCCACGTAGTTACTGCTGGATTAGATACTGCCACACTTGCAATTACAACTGATGGAGCACATCTATTTGTAGCCGATAACGACCACATTTATTCAGGTGAGATTGCAGTACCTGCTTCTGGCTACTCAGAATACTATGCAACTGGTAGTGAACGAGTAGTAATGGCTTGGGTTAAGCAACGTCTAGTTGCTGGTGTTGCTAATAGTATTTATGAATTAACTGGCACTAAAGGCACATCACGTGCCTTACCTACTGCTACATACACACACCCTAATGCCGACTGGGTATGGTCATCTATTTCTGAAGGTGGCTCTGCTATCTATGCTGCTGGTTACCTTGGTGGTAACTCTGCTATCTACAAGTTTGTTCTATCTACTGCTGGTGTTATGCCTACCCTGACATCAGGGATTGTAGCAGCGCAACTGCCTATTGGGGAGATAGTCTACAAGATTGAGTCTTACCTTGGTTACTTAATGATTGGTACCAATAAAGGTATGCGTGTGGCTAGTATCTCAGATACAACTGGTGACTTGTCCTATGGTCCATTGATATTTGAAGACACTAATGGTGTCTATGATTTTGCATTCCGCGATAAGTATGTCTGGGCAACTGGTACAATTGGGACATCTCCTGGGCTATACCGTATTGACCTAGGCACAGAAATTGAATCTCTACGCTTTGCCTATGCTAAGGATACCTACCTCAGTACTGCTACTGGATACGCAACTAGCGTAGACTTTATAGGTAACACCAACCAACTAGCATTTACTACATCAGGCAGCAACGGCATAGCCGTTCAATCAACTACAGTCTTAGCAACATCTGGCTCTATAACTACAGGTAAGATTAGATTCTCTACCCTAGAGCCTAAGAACTACAAGCGTCTTATTGGACGTGGCACATTTACATCTGGTGGATTTACATTATCATCTCTTGCTACAGAGACAAGTGGTAATGAAACACAGTATGACCACATCACATATAACTCAGGTGTAGATGCGGTAGAAGTAACTACATCTCAGCCTGAGACAGCGCAAGAGTTCCTTGCATATAAGTTTACACTTGACCGTGATACAACAGATACAACCACTGGTCCTACCTTTAAGGGCTACCAAGCCAAAGCAACCATTGCATCTCCACGCAATAGAGTCATTCGTTTTCCTGTCTACTGTTTTGATATTGAAACAGATAGGTTTAATACTGTAGTTGGCTATGAAGGTAGAGCATATGCTCGTATCCAATTGCTAGAAGAGATTGAAAAGACAGGCGATGTTCTGACTTGGCAAGACTTGACAACAGGAGAATCACGACAGGCAGTAATCGAACAAGTTACATTCACCCGTATGACACCGCCCGATAAACGCTTTGATGGTTTTGGTGGCATCATAGAGATAACTGTTAGGACAGTATAATGAGCGCGGTAGATTGGGCAGCATTATTGGTATCTTTATCTGCAATTGTTGCAGCATTTGCAACAGCAGTTCGATGGATGGTTAAGCATTATTTATTTGAATTAAAAACAAACGGGGGCAGTTCAGTCAAAGACCAAGTCAATAGATTAGAGGCCCGAGTTGACCAGATTTATCTCTTATTATGTGAGAAAGAATAGAGCACTTGCTGCTTTCTTTATAGTTGTAGGCACTTCTTTTTATGCACCACCTGCTTATGCAACCCCACCAGAGTTAATGGTAAGAGATGTAACAATTATCTGCGCTAATCCTGCGGGAGAAACACACACTGCACTTACTGGTTGGGATGCTGACAATACTTACTTTGATGGCAAAGGTGACATAGCAAGATTATTTTGCGAGGGTGGCTTTGGTGGTGAATGGACCACTTACATAAGTGATAATTACTCAGGACCTGGACGATTCTACAATAGTGGTGTTGCTCCAACACCTATTCCTGAACCTACTCCAACGCCTTCTCCAACTCCAACTGTAGCGCCAACGCCCGAGCCTTCTCCTTCTCCCACTCCCGTTGTAACCCCTCAACCTTCGATTTCTCCAACCGCAACTCCAACGCCATCTCCGTCTCCTTCAGAGACTGCGACTGCTTCAGTCGAACCAACTCCTTCTCCGAGTCAAACACCCGTAGTTGAGCCAAGTCCAACTCCGACTGTAGTGCCAACACCTTTGCCTTCTCCAGTGCCAACTCAGACTCCAGAACCTTTACCTTCTCCAACCAGTACTCCTGTGTTACCTGAACCATTGCCTACTCCATCCCCTGTAGATACCAATACGCCAGTGCCAGTACTCCCAACGCCACAGCCAACCCCAATACCATTACCTATTCCTGTTCCTCAGCCAGTGCCACAGCCTGAGCCAACGCCCGTTCCTGTGCCTGTCCCTGTTGTCGAACCAGTTCTACCTGTCCCTGTGGTCCAACCACCTGTTGTAAGCCCACAGCCAGAGCCAGGTCCAGAACCTCAGCCTCAACCTGAGCCAGTACCACAACCTGTACCCGTAGCAGAGCCTCCAGCACCTGAACCTTTGCCTGAGCCTGTTCCAGTAGCAGAAGAACCTCCTGCCCCTGTAGAAGAACCTCCTGTTGCAATTCCTGACCCTGAGGGTTCGATTGGTGAGCCTCCTGCTGAAGAGGCTCCTGTTCCAGTAGAGGAACCACCTGTTCTTGAACCTCCATTAGACCCGTCCCCTGAGCCTGTACCAACTGCGCCAGAACCTAATCCTCAACCAGCGGAACCTCAACCGACTATCCCAATTGTCCCAGAAGAACCTCATACTGAGCCTCCTATTGCTCCTCCTAATGCAACTGCACAGGAGAGACAGATAGTAGCAGAGGCAGTTATAGAAGCAGCGCAAGGCGCACCAGTAACTGCACAAGCAATTCAAGATGCTGGTATTACTCTTCAAGACTTGCCACCTGATACACCTATTGAGGTTCGTACAGATGAGGCAGGCAATGAAGTAGTTATTACCGCAGAGGTAGCAATTGCTTTGGTTCTCCTTGAGAATCCAGCAGAACTAATTGCAGAACTCTTTAGTGACCCAGCCAATGCCTTGCTTGCTATTGCAAGCATTGGTGCTGATATGTCAGTAGAAGAACGTACAGAATCAGAAAAAATTATTGTTGCCTCCGTTATTGTTGGACAGATTGCTACTACTGCAGCAACTATGGCAGCATCTACAACTACAACTAGAACCCCCTCTAGTGGTGGTTCTTCTGGTGGCGGTGCTGCCAGTAGAGAATCTAAAACCGTAAGGAGACGCAAGCCGTGAACTTTTTTAGAGATATGTTAGAGCAGTGCTGGACCCTACTGGGTATGGGTATTGCTTGGGTCGTCCTTGATGGCTCAGCCAAGACAGTAGTGGGATATGCCATTGTTGGCACCCTTGTTGTTTGGGCAGTTACTTATCCGTTACGTAATCCAAAGGAATAGTAATGGGATTTACAACTATAGTTCCCGAACCAATGTGGGAACCAGTAACTCCTGATATAGAACCTAGTGAATGGGAAGATGAAGATGACGATTGAGCATAGCCAAAATGGTTGGGTTGCATCTAAAGATAAAGAAGCAATTAACATTAAACATTTTCTTGTTGATGGTACTAAAATCAAATTGCAATGCAATGAAATATGTGGTCCAGTATTAGCAGCATTTGCTGCTGAGTTTCATGTTAATGTAGAACCCCTTGAAGAAGGGGCATTTGATGACTGGTCGTATGCATATCGTCAGGTACGTGGTAAGACAGAAGATTTATCTAACCACTCATCTGGTACTGCTATAGACCTTAATGCAGTCAAGCATCCACTTGGTAAAGAGAACACCTTCACTGAAGCACAGCGTAAGGTATTAGATATTCTTTGTAAGAAATATGGGTTACGCGCAGGCTACACTTATAAGACTCGCAAAGATGATATGCATTTTGAAATAGTAGAGACACCTGAACAGGTGAAAGCACGTGTAATCAAGATGAAACTAAAGTAAAGGAATCCCCATGAATCAAGAAAAGATTAAGCAAATTGGTTTAACATACCTACGTTCTGCAGCAGCAGTAGCAGCAGGTTTGTATATGACTGGCGTACATGACCCTAAGACATTGGCATCAGCCTTTGTTGCTGGCTTAGTCGGTCCATTGCTCAAGGCACTTGACCCATCAGCAAAAGAGTTTGGTGTAGTCAAGAAGTAATACCACTTAGAAACTAGAAGCCCCCGCTCAGGTACATTAACCTACCTGGCGGGGGTCTTTTTCTATTTGTCTAACAGTTCTTCAGTGTCCCAATTGAAAAAGTCAGGCTTAAGTTTACTGCGATTTCTAAAAGACCACCATGCATTCTGAATTCGATAAAGAAGTTCCTTGCCTAGTTCTCCTAGCACAATGCCTAGTGCTATGCTTAGATATAGTTCCATAGTTTCTCCTATTTGTATGTTAGATACATTGGTATTGGTTCGATATTAAGTTGTCGCCGCATTTTATGGCGTTGATTTTCTGTTGTATTACCCCAGTAACCCATAACATTATACTTAAGTGCATAGTCAAGGCATTCTTTTTGAACTATACATGACCCACAAATCTTTTTAAGTGCTTTGACTTCTGGGTATGTGTTTTGTCCGTCAGGTACAAAAAACAAATCAGTATCTGTTGACTCGCAATTAGGTGTGTTACTAGGTTTGTACATTTATCCCCCTGTTGAATAGAATCCACTGCCGTTAAACTTTACGGCAATAGATGTCCAGATACGTACCATTGTGTTGCCACATACAGTACATGGTGGTGCTGCTGGGTCTTGCACTTCAAGTATTGTATTGCAAGTTTCACATTTGAAGTCGTAGTTAGGCACAGTAATCTCCGTCTATCTCCGTTGGTGCGGTAGTTAATGTACCGCACTCAATGCATTCTTGTTTCAAATCATACCAGCCAACTGCCCTGGTTTCCTCATCCCACATGACAATAACTTTAAACATTTTACAGCCACAAATGCAAGCAAAGGCTGGCTCACCTCTAAGGTCGTTCACTCTTCTTCATCTTCTGTAATAGGGCTATCTGGTTCTGGTTCTGGCCTAGTATCTCTGTCATAGTATGGCTTCCATCCACCTAGATTTTTAACTACTGAGTTTAGAGCACGGGAAACTTTCATCCGTGCACCATCTACTGTTGTGTCCATATCTTTGGATAGTAATGCCCAGTCAGGTGAATCTATACTAAAGCGCAGCCTTAGTATATTCTGCTTGGCTTCTGATAATTTATAGAAGGCTGATGCTATATCTGAACGCAATGATAACCAATTGTTACCATCTGATGCGATACCAGTACCAAACTTTGCATTGAGGTCTTGAATACTTGTAGGGATTTCATATGTATCACCTATGATAGATGGCAAGAATGCTTCGACTACTGACGTGTCGTAGTAATATAAATCTGATGTGTCGTAGCCAATCTTTTTAGCCTTGTCTCGTTCACAAAACTTAAGCGCTGCATTACGCAGCGACTTAGCAATTAACTTGTCGCGGTCTTTTTGTTTTAGGGCTGACCATTCTTTGTACTTATTGGGATGACCGACAAACCATACCCACAACTCTTGACCTATATCATCACGTTCTAACATAGTATAACGCTTTGCATATTCAGATGAGAGTTGTTGTACTAACTCGTTATATTCTTCAATGTAAGTCATTAGGGAATGATGACCTCGCCATTAACAATTGGTACTGCAAATGGTGTAACCTTGCGGTTGTGTTCTACTAGGATACCAATGCCATGCTGCCAGTTAGCAGCACCTGATGTAAGATAAGATGCTTGCTTAATGTCCATCATGTGACCGACCTCTAACCCGTATAAAGTACTGGTTTTTCCGTAAAATCCTGTGGTCTCATGTTGTAATCCTATGCGGTGTGTGTGTCCACACACTACTGATTTGCCTAATCGTTTGGCTAAGTTTAATGCTGTAGCCCCAGGTGCACGGTTAAGTGCGCCTTCATCACCGTGTGCCATCACCCAACCAGGTAGTAGTTCATGCATCTTGTGTAAGTAATTAATCTTTAACTTACTGTAACCTAATAGTTCCTCAATCTCTAATGACTTGAGTGACATAAAGGCTGGTGCATACTTGCGCATGTATGTATCAATGCGGTCAGTATGATTACTTCGTTGAATGTAAAATGGCTTGTTACCCAAAGCACTGCGGTAACGAGCCATGATGTCGTGCGTTAAATCTATACTGTCTTGCAGGGTTTCTGCGTACTCACCTGCCATGCCTTTGTTCCAACGACTGGGTTCGGGGGCATCTAGTTCATCCCCCACGCACCATAGTTCGTCTGGTTTATAATCTTGTATAAACTTAAGCGTAGCCTCTACGGTTTTGTTATGTTGATAGGGTATCTGAAGGTCGCTTAAGACCACTACCCGCTTTGTTTTGTTTACCATTAGGTATACCTTCCCATTGTCCGCGTTGGACTAGTAACCCGATTATGGCATAATTTGCAAGGTCAATGAGGGTATCTTCAATACTTTCGTAGTTGGGCGTGTCGTTATCTCCAAGGTTAGATAGCCGTGCCAACTTGTCATACATGCGTACACGTAGTCCATTCATAGCACCACCAGGTGCACCTGCTATGTTCATTGGACCGTAATCTTCATGCTTTCTGTAAAGAATTGTTAGTAATTGTAGTGTAATTGTTTTAGCATCTTCAAGGTTTTTCATCCAAGATTTCCTTAATACTGGTTTCAAAGTCACGCATTGCTTCTTTGATTGAGAACTCTTCCCATACTTCTTCTGCCTTGTCGTACTTGCTGGCTACTAGAATGGCAGCCAATGCGGTCACGCACATCTTGGCTTCATCCAACTCACCCTCACATATAGTCTCATAGACATCACGGAGTGCGCTAATAATGTCAAGCATTCTAGTATCAGATACTGGTATGGCTATGGCAAAATCCATGTGTTCTATATGGTCCCAGAAACTATCATCCAGGGGTAACGCATTCTCTGATTCGCTCATCCAGCCACTCGCTTCCTTGTTTAATCATCATGCTATTGACGTCTTCGCCATCTGGCATGCTGATGATATTGACACTGCCTAACTCTCTACTGATTTTCTTACCAAACTCTAGCCCTGCTGCATCACCATCTGCTAGTACAATAACAACATCAAAGTCATCAAGTATCTTAACATAGTGTGGCTTCCAGTTGTTAGCCCCTGGTATACCCACTGTTGGGTGATTAGTTTTGACTGTCATCATGATGCAATCAAACTCACCTTCGGTGACGCATATGTATTTGTCTGCAACAAAGCATGCCTGTGTGTTAAACATTGTTGTCTTGGCACCTACTAGACCCATATACTTAGGGTCTTCGCCATTCATACCACGGAATCTAATATCAACTACGCCTGATGGCGTGATGTATGGAATAGCAAGCCTGCCTTTGTAAGGCTCATGACCTGGAAGCGGTTCGTCTACCACCCCCAGATGAAAGATGCTTGCCTCTTCTACCGAGAGTTGACGGCTTGCTAGATAGTCTGTTGCTATTTCTATCCTTGCCGCGTATCTCTGTGTTGCCTGTAGTAAGAACTGACGTTGCGAACTTGACAGCCTCACGGTAATCACCACCTTCTTTGTACATGATAAGAGAAAAGGTATCGCCTTTCACTCCACATCCGTGGCATATGAAAGCGTTCTTGTCAAAGTTAACTGCTGCACTTGCATGTGAATCAGAATGGAATGGACATTTCATCTTGCGCCAACCGCTGCCCATAGCAGGCACGGTGGCGCCTATGTAATGGAGATACTCTTCAATCTTTGGTTTGTCCAAGCGCTCTCCTTAATAAATCTACATATACATAGCCAGGCATGGTGCAGTACCAATCTTCGGGGCTTCCCCTGCCCTTACGTTTGTGCCACACCACGCCTGTCCATGCTTTGTCGTTAGCCATCTCGACTATCAACTCTTCTGTCCAACCCGCTAAGTCCATCTTGGCGTGGTTCTTTATCTCTATAGTGACTCCAGGGATACCAGATATATCTCCTTTGTCTAGCGTAGCACCAGCCAAACGTCTGTCCACATAAGGAAACCATTGCTTAAGGTATTTAACTACGTCTCGCTCTGCTCCTGAACCTTTGGCTTTTGCTGCGCTGCTCATACTGTCATCTCTACCTGTCTGTAGTCTCTGACTACATCTTCAAGGTACATAGATGCTGGGTCAAATGATAATGATACATATGTGTTACCAGTAAAGTCTGCTTTACCATAACGGTTTTTAACAGGGGCTACGCATAGGTATGCGTCTTGCCCCTGCATCATTTGTCCTACTGTCAACACCATAGCAGGTACCTGACTTACCATACCTTGCAACGCTGAGCGTGGCTGGCATGGAAAACCTTGAGCACCTTCTTTAGTATGGTGTAACACTAGTACACACGCATTGGTATCTCTTGCAAGATACTTGAGTTCTTTCATAACCTGTCGCATAGCAGCAAACTCTTCTCCGCCATCTGTTGCTATGTCCATAAGGTTATCTACTACGATAAGCGTTGGACTTCTACCCCACATAGTTTCAAATGCAGATACTTCTGCATCTAAATCATTAAGGGTAGGGCTTGGTTCGAATGACCAGTATAAATTGGAGAACTCTCGCAAGAGTTCTTCTGCTTTCTTAGGCTGTGTTTTTAGCATGTGTTCTGCATGTGCTTGACTTATTTTTGCTTTCATAGCAAGCAAACGC